GCTGGTCGTGGTGCTGATCTGTTTATTATTGATGATCCACACTCTGAACAAGAAGCCAAACTGGGTAGAGCAGAAGTGTTTTTACCAGCGTGGGAGTGGTTCCAATCAGGACCAATTCAGCGTCTTATGCCGGGCGGTGCGATTATTGTAGTAATGACTAGATGGAGCAAACTTGACCTTACTGGACAAATTGTTACGCAGATGGAGCGCAGTGAGGATGTGGATCGCTGGGAAGTGGTGGAGTTCCCGGCAATCGACGAAAACGAAAACGCTCTCTGGCCCGAATTCTGGCCGGTCGAAGAGTTGCTGGCGAAAAAGGCAAGTCTTGACATACGATACTGGAACGCACAGTACATGCAGCAACCAACCTCGGAAGAGGGAGCGTTAATAAAGCGCGAGTGGTGGCAGATGTGGGAAGAAGACGATGCCCCACAGTGCGAGTTTATTATTATGTCGCTTGACGCGGCACAAGAAGCCAACAACAGGTCTGACTTTAACGCCCTAACAACGTGGGGCGTGTTCTTTAATGAAGAAGTAAATAACTACAACATCATCCTGCTCAACTCTATTAAGAGGCGTCTGGAGTACCCTGATTTAAAAGCCTTGGTATTAGAGGAATATAAAGAATGGGAGCCAGACTCGTTTATTGTAGAAAAGAAATCGAACGGTTCGGTGTTGTTTCAAGAGATGCGCCGCATGGGTGTACCAGTACAAGAGTTTACCCCCGGCAAAGGGCAAGATAAGATTGCTCGTGTAAACGCTGTGTCTTCGCTGTTTCATGGGGGTATTGTGTGGGCACCCCAGAGACGTTGGGCTATGGAAGTAATTGAAGAGTGCAACGACTTTCCGTCAGGCATTAATGATGACTTGGTTGACTCGACAACTCTAGCTCTTATGCGCTTTCGACAAGGCGGGTTTATTAGGCTTGATAATGACGAGCCAGAAGAAATACAACTGTTTAAATCGAAGCGCAGAGCCGCTTACTATTAAGGAACTATTATGAGTATCGAAAAAGGACTGTATGCAGCCCCGCAGGGCTTGGATCAGGCGATGGGCGAGCCGGACTTAGAGATTGAAATTGAAGACCCAGAGTCAGTAAAGATTGCGACCGACGGTTTTGAGATTGAGATCGAGCCGCGTGAGATGGATGATGAGGACTTTGAGGCGAATCTGGCTGAGTTTATTCCAGACAACGAGTTGTCTTTGCTTGCTTCTGAATTGGTTGACGCATACGAGGAAGACATATCGAGTCGCAAAGACTGGATGCAGACGTACGTAGACGGCCTTGATTTGCTGGGCATGAAGCTTGAAGAGCGCACAGAACCTTGGGCTGGTGCGTGTGGTGTTGTACACCCGCTGATGTCTGAGGCTCTTGTTAAGTTCCAGTCAGAGACGATCATGGAGACGTTCCCAGCATCGGGTCCTGTTAAGACTAAGATCATCGGTAAAGAAACACAAGAGAAAAAAGATGCGGCAGAGCGGGTCAAGGATGACATGAACTTCCGCTTAACTGAAGAGATGCCTGAATACCGTCCTGAACATGAGCGTATGTTGTGGGGCTTGGGTCTGTCTGGTAATGCGTTTAAGAAGGTTTACTTTGATCCATCTCTTGGTCGTCAAACGTCGATCTTCGTCCCTGCGGAGGATGTAGTTGTACCGTACGGCGCGTCTTCACTCAGAACGTCAGAGCGTGTAACCCACGTAATGCGCAAGACTGAAAATGAAATGCGTAAGCTACAAGTTGCGGGTTTTTATCTCGACGTTGACTTGGGCGACCCTGTTAATACGATTGAAGAAGTTGAGAAGAAGATTGCAGAAAAGATGGGATTCCGTGCAACTACGGACGACCGCTACAAACTTCTTGAGATGCAGGTTGATTTGGACTTACCCGGTTACGAGGATGTAGATGACGACGGTGAAGAGACAGGTATAGCATTGCCATACATCGTCACTATTGAGAAGAGTACACAAACGATTCTGTCTATCCGTCGTAACTATAGACCAGACGACAAGCTAAAACATAAACGCGCGCATTTTGTTCACTACGGTTATGTTCCCGGCTTTGGTTTCTATTGCTTTGGTTTGATCCACTTAATTGGTGCGTTTGCAAAGTCAGGCACTTCTATTCTTCGTCAACTCGTTGATGCAGGTACTCTTTCAAACTTACCGGGCGGCTTGAAAGCTCGTGGTATGCGTATTAAGGGCGATGACACACCTATCTCTCCGGGCGAGTTCCGTGATGTAGACGTGCCGAGTGGTTCAGTTAAAGACAACATCATGATGCTCCCGTACAAGGAGCCGTCTCAAGTTTTGGCTGGGCTGATGAATCAAATCATCGATGAAGGCCGTAGGTTTGCTAGTGCGGCTGATCTTAAGATCAGCGATATGTCTGCTCAATCCCCCGTTGGCACGACGCTGGCTATTTTAGAGCGAACCCTGAAGATCATGTCAGCGGTTCAAGCGCGTATTCACTACGCGATGCACGAAGAGTTCCGTCTACTAAAAGACATTATTCGTGACTTCACACCTGACGAGTATGACTACGAGCCAGTAGACGGTACACGTCGCGCTAAGCAGAGTGATTATGATCAGGTAGATGTAATTCCTGTTAGTGATCCGAATGCTGCAACTATGTCGCAAAAGGTTGTGCAGTATCAGGCAGTATTTCAGTTGGCACAGAGCGCACCACAACTCTACGACATGCCGATGTTGCACCGTCAGATGGTTGAAGTCTTGGGGATTAAGAACGCGAACAAGTTAATTCCAACGGAAGACGACACACGTCCGCGCGACCCTATTACAGAGAATCAGAATGTTTTGATGGGTAAACCTGTCAAAGCGTTTTTGTATCAGGACCATCAAGCGCATATTGCAGTTCACATGGGCGCAATGCAAGACCCCAAGATTCAAGAGATTCTTGGGCAGAACCCGAATGTTCAAGCGTTGCAAGCAGCGATGATGGCTCATATTAAGGAGCACGTTGGCTACGAGTACCGCAAGCAGATGGAAGCAAACATGGGTATTACGTTGCCAAACTACGAGGAAGACGACGATGTAATGATCCCGAAAGAGATCGAAGTCGAAGTGTCTCAACGTGCTGCTCAAGCTACACAACAGCTTGTACAACAGCACATGCAAGAAGCCCAGCAGCAACAGGCTCAGCAGCAGATGCAAGACCCGATCATCCAGATGCAGATGCAAGAGTTGCAGATCAAACAGGCAGAAGTTCAACGCAAGATTGCTAAAGATCAAGCTGATGCTATGGCGCGTGAACAGCAGTTGCAGATCGAGCGTGAGCGCATTGATGCACAGAAAGAAATTGCAGGAGCAAACATGGCGGTTAAGACACAAGCTGACCGTATGAAGCTAGACCGTACGCAAGAGACCGAAGGTTTCCGTTCGGCTATAAATTTGCAGCAACAACGTGAGTCCCGTAGACAGCAACAGCAATCCAAACCACCACAAAAGGGTAAAGATAAATGAATGCTATAGAAGCGGCAATTAAAGAATTAAGGGAGCGTCGGGCACAACTTTCCGACGCGTTAGCTAACAGATCAGCTAAGACCTTTGACGAGTACCAATTTATGTGCGGTGAAATACGAGGTCTCACTGCCGTAGAGATTTATCTTATAGACCTTGCAAAAAGAATGGAGCCTGAAGATGACTGAATTAGCCATCGCTACAGAAAGCGGTGAACTATCTACCTTACCGGAAACAGCAGAAGAACGGGCTACACAATTGCCGCAACCTTCTGGGTACCACATTTTGGTAGCAATCCCCGAGATCGAAGACAAATACGAGAGCGGGCTTATTAAAGCAGATTCAACCATGCACTATGAGGAAGTCCTTAGTACGGTCTTTTTTGTCGTGAAGTTGGGGCCTGATGCGTACAAAGGCGATAGGTTTCAATCTGGTCCGTGGTGTAAAGAGGGTGACTTTATCCTCGCTCGTCCTAATAGCGGCACACGTTTGAAGATTCATGGTCGGGAATTTCGCCTGATTAATGATGACTCAGTCGAAGCCGTTGTTGATGATCCACGCGGTATTTCACGAGTATAAGGAGGCAACATGCCTGAATTTGAAAAAGCAGAGTACAAGTTCCCCGATGAAATTGAGGCGAAAGTCACAATGAAGGGAGACGATGAAGAAGAGTTCACCGTCGAAATCGAGGACGATACCCCGGAAGAAGACCGTGGTAAGGAACCCCTTCCCAAAGATATAATTAACTCACTTGAAGCGCCAGAAGACGGCGGAGAGTATCCCGAGGAAGTAATTGTCAAGTTTAAGCAGTATAAAAAGGCTTGGCATGACGAGCGTCGGGAGAAGGAAGCTGCGTTCCGTGAGCAAGAAGAAGCTCTACGGATAGCACAAGACATCCTAGAGGAGAATAAACGCCTCAAAGCCACTCTCTCGTCTGGTGAGCAGGAGTACATTGCAACGGTCAAAGCGGCGGCTGAAACCGAAGTGGAAGTGGCGAAACGCAACTATCGGGAAGCCTATGATTCTGGCGATACTGATAAGTTAGTTGACGCACAGCAAGCCCTAATGGATGCGTCTTTAAAGTTGGATCGCACAAGAAACTTTAAACCCACTTTACAAGACGACGAAACTGAGGTACAACTGCCACAAAGATCGCAAGCTGATAACAAACCACAGCCTGTTGATCCAAAATTTGCAGATTGGCAACGTCGAAACTCGAATTGGTTCCAAAAGGACGAGGAGATGACCGACGCGGCGATGGGACTGCATAAGAAGCTCTATCGTGAGTACGGCCCTGAATATATTGGTACTGACGATTATTATGAGCGCATCGACAAAACGATACGCAAACGGTTCCCAGAATCATTCCCTGAAAGCAGGGACGTTGAGACAAGACCTCAACAAAAAAGTAAGCCTAGTACAGTCGTTGCTTCTGCTAAGCGGAGCACGGCTCCGAAGAGCATTAAATTGACCCAGACACAAGCAGCGCTGGCGAAGAAATTTAAACTAACTCCGGAGCAATATGCCCGTGAAGTACTCAAATTGGAGAGCAGATAATGGCTGAGAATAGACTTACTCGTGAACTTGAAGCCCGTACACAGCAGGAACGTCCCAAGCAGTGGGCACCTGCGGAGTTATTGCCGGAGCCGGATAAACAGCCGGGTTTTGCGTACAGGTGGATTCGTGTCTCGACCTTGGATAAGGCCGACCCCCGTAACCTCTCGTCGAAGTTGCGTGAAGGTTGGGAGCCTGTGAAAGTGTCCGAACAACCTAAGTTTCAACTGCTAATCGATCCGGACAGTCGCTTTAAGGACAATATCGAGATCGGTGGGCTGGTGCTTTGCAAGACTCCGAAAGAGTTGGTGGATCAACGTAATAAGTATTACGAAGACCAGACTCAAGCTCAGACGACTGCAATCGACAACAGCTTCATGCGAGAAAGCGATTCAAGGATGCCACTCTTCGCGGAGCGGAAATCGTCGACATCGTTCGGCAAAGGTTAATAACTTTTTTTGGAGTCAAATA